TTGAAATTGCCGTCTTTGATTATGCCTTCAAATTCTCGGATAACGGGCGCAAGGTTTTCACCCTGCCATACGTCGTCCGTCTGGAAGCCCGCCGCCTTCAAGTCGTCAATCAGGTATTGCGCGCTGTAACGGTCATACCCGATCTTTAGGATATAAATTCCGTACTGATCCCGAAGGGTAGAAAACCATTCGTAAACGTCCCTGTAATCGACGTGATTTTCGCCGGACAGCTTCACGATCCCTTGCTTGACGAAAATATCATACGGCACGCCGTCCACCGCTTGCGCGGTTTCCAGCCTGTTCGCGGGCATAAAGAATTGTGTGAAGGCATACAGCACGCCGCCGCGCTCGATTATCACCGAAGCGGCGGTCAAGTCTGTTGTTTGCGATAGGTCGATACCGCCCACCGCGTAGCTGTCTTTGAAATCCTCCAGCTTTATTTTTTCTCCCGCTCGATCTACGACGACATAATCAAGCCAAGCGACGGAAGAATTCTGCTTGATATTGCAGTATTTGCAAAGGAATTCAGCCCGCTTTGAAAGGCTCATTTCCGCAACGGCGATTTCCTCTTTGAAGAACTCCGGCGAAACGGAAACGCCCATATTCGGATTTGCTTTTTTAAGCTCTTCAAGGTCGTTCCATTTCTCCACGTCGTCGATCATATAAAGCAGGGGAAGAAGGCGGCGTTCCTTGCTTCCGCCTTTCAAAAACGCCGTAGAACGCGCCATCAATTCGTCGAAGATACCGTCGTTTTCATATCCCGCCGTGCTGATAGACAGGATCAGCGGCTGGCGGCGCGCGCCAAGCGCGGATTTCATAACTTCGTATTGCTTCAAGCCGCCGTCGCCGCGCCACGACGCTACTTCGTCGTTCACAACCAAATGCGGATTGAAGCCGTCCGATTTCTTCGCGTTGAACGCCAGCGGCTTTATCGCCGTGTTGCTTTCCTCGATGTAAATATCCGAACGGCGCTTCTTCGCAAGCTCTGAAAGCTCCGGTTCTTTTTTAATCATCTGGAAGAAGTTATCGTAAACGATGTTCGCTTGTTCCAGCTTCGGCGCAAGGCAATAAATCTTTGCGCCGTATTCGCCGTCAAGATAAGCCATATAAGCGATCACGGCGGAAGCGAAAAGCGTTTTGCCGTTTTTCCGCCCGATCACAATGAACACTTCGCGGAATATCCGCACGTTATCTTCGTCAACAATCCCGAAGATCAGCGATACCGCCGCTTTCTGCCATAGTTCCAATTTCAGAAGGTCGGTTCGTCCTTCGCAATGGTGGCAGAAGTTTTCGATAAAGCGAATTGCCTTGTTCGCCTTCTTTGCGTTGAAAAGAAAAAGCCCGTTTTGAAGCCCGCTAACGATGTATTCATAGATCAGCCGCACCCATTTTCCGACGACAATTTTTCCCGTCGTTATGCCGTCGTAATACTCGTAAATGTAATTTGAAAACGGCATTTTTATTCGTCCCGCAAGGCTTGCAGACGGCTTTCTTTTTTCTTTTCGGGCGGCACAAGCTCGCAAAGCTGTTTGATTATGGCGGCGTGATTTTTCGTCATAGCGATATGCGTTTTTACTGCGTCGCTCTGTTTTGTCCCGCTCTGATTTGCGCCGTTTTGGTATTCGACGGTGTAACCCTCTTCGTTAATGATTTCCTGCAACTCTTCAAGGGATACCGCCATAAATGCGGCGTTGCGGATAAGGCTTTCGACGGTCTGCAACTTGTTTTTATCCAAGTCGCGGAAAACCCGCTTTAATCGGTTTATCTCTCTCTTAATCT